TGCAACCTATTTTAAGCAGACCATCAATATCGTGAGAAACGTGCCATTTACAGTAGATAGGCAAATTAGCGCCCACCAAATTAGCGCCCTCCAAATTAGCGCCCTGCAAATTTTCTACGTTTAGCGAAAGTATTACTTTGTCGGTAAATTGGTTTTTGATATTAAGCATATCGGTTAGGTTTAAATGAATAGTCAATATTAAACTTTATTTAAATAATAACCAAACAAACTTTAATCTTTTTGGTAAAATTTCGAGGTAAACCCGTCAGCGCCTAGCGGTAAGCCTTCCGCCCAGGTCGGCGGTTCGCTCATTAGTTCGATCAGATCCGCGTACACTTTGCCCGCTTTGGCCTCTGGCGCTTCGGCGATTACCTCATCATGGACGTGGGCGATTATGTCGATACCTGCTTTCGTGGCGCGTTCGATCGTAACGGCTAACAGGTCACGCGCCACGGCTTGCACTATGTTCTCGACCAGCTTACCGCCGTACGTATCCAAGGCGACCCAGCGGCGCGTCGTTTGGTCTACGCCCCAATACTTGACCACCTCGCCGCCGAAGCGGCTAGGCGCCAGACTGGCTTTCTGATAGACAAGGATTCGACCGGATGGCAAAGTAATAACCAGCGCCGCGCGCTTACCGGTACGCCTTAACTCAAAAGTCAGGTTTTTGTACTTCAGCTTTTTGTTCGGGTTGTCGATTGCGTCCTTTGCCGCTTGGTCTACGCCACGCCAAAACGCCGCGATTGCCGGGTTTGCTTTCCGCCAGCGGCTAACGATCAAACTCATTTCCGCCTCGGATAAACCCATCGATTCGCCGCCCATAGTTTTAAGCGCTCCGACGCCGCCCTGGTAACCTAGCGCCAACTCCGCTATTTTCCCTTTCTGGCGGTACGGGCTACCCTTGTCGATACTTTCCAGCGGCACGCCAAACATAGCAGCCGCGGAAGCTTCGTAAATTTTGCCGTGCGTTCGGAATACTTCTAGCCGCCACTTTTCGCCAGCCAGCCAAGCTAAAACCCGCGCTTCGATAGCTGAGAAGTCAGCTATAAGCAGACGGTTACCCGGCGAAGGTATTAGCATAGTGCGCGTAAGTTCCTTTAAGACTTGCTGCGGGCTATCGTAAAGAAACTCCAGCGTATCAAAGTCGCCCTGCCTGACCAGTTCCCGCGCTTCGTCTAGCGTCGCCATGTAGTTACGCGGCAGGTTTTGTAATTGGATCCCGCGGCCCGCCCAGCGCCCAGTCCGACCCGCGCCGTAGAATTGGAATAGACCACGCGCCCGACCGTCAGCGCAAAGGTAAGCGGCGGCCGCTTGGTACTTTTTAACCGACGTGTTGCTGGTCATCTGGCGCAGTTCTAACGCCCGCTTTACATCGCCCTGCGCGCCAGCCAGCATTTCATTAACGTCATCCTTCCGTAGGCTTGTTATGTCGTCGCCTGTTTGGTTCGTTAGCCAGCTGGCCAGCTGCGCGGGACTGTTTGGATTATCTAGACCGGTAAGCTTCCGCGCCTCCACCGTTAGGCGGTGCGTCGTTATCCGGTCAAGTTCGACGGCGTTCTTTACGAGTTCGGCGTCGATCCTTACGCCGCGGTCGTTTATAGCTTGGTCTATTAAATAGTTTTCTTGTTCGGTAAATTCAAAGGGCTGCAAAGCCTTGTATAGTTCGCGCGTCGTTTCGACGTCCTTAACCAGATAGTCTTTGAACGCCTGCCACTTATCCGGCGCGTCTTCTGGTCGGTTGCGTGTCCGCCCTCCGTTCGTTTTGGTAGGTGCGCACGGTATTGAAAAGAAACGGATAAGCGCCTTTCCGGCGGTGTCCTTCTGGATCGGTAAACCGACCGCGGCGCCTGCCTCTTCCAAGCTGGAAGGATAGCCGCAGTAAGCGGATCGTACCGCCGTACACGTCCAGCGGGGAAAGTCCCAGCCGCAGCGCTTAAGCGCTAAGCGTTCAAAGGCCGCATTGTGCGCTATCAGTTCGTCGGCTTGCTTGCAGACCTTCACGAAGGTGGTATAATCGCCGTAGCCGCCATCCCATTCGAACGTAATAACCGGCCCTTCGTCGATAGCGTAGCCGACCAGCAGGATCTCGAAATTAGGGCTCTCGAAGTATGGGTAAACGCCCGACTTTTTAAGGTCGACGTCGGAGTAAGTCTCCAGATCAATATAAACTTTCACGGATTCCTAGGCTTCTTAGGATCTTCGACGACTAGGCAAACCACGTAAACTTGTCCGGCCATTAACAAAGACATAACTAAACAGTCCCATCGGTCCACCTCTCCGAAGGTGTGCATCTGGTGGTAACAAATCGAACAATAAGCAATGATAAACGCGATTAGGGGAAGGATAACTTTCATAGTTTTTTAGGGGTTAGGGGTTAAAAAGCCCGGACGAAACGCCCAGGCTTTAAGGTAACAAAACAACTCACTCAAATCAAATTTCCTCCTCTTCGAAGTCGTCCGCGGACCATCCGCCGCCGCCTAGGTTGTCGTCGTCCTTCAGCTTTTGAATAGCGTTAAGGCCTACCGCTACGCCCTTGCCGTCGGGCCGTTCGTATGCGTATAGGTTGATTGATACCTTGCCCCACGCGCCGGAGTATACATCCTCTTCGTCCAAAATCTCTTCGCGGCTTGCATTCAGCAAACCGGGCTTTCTGGCTGACTTGCAATTAAGAAACATCATGCCGGCAAAGTTCGGATCGTCTTTGTCTTCGTCGCCGTCCCTTAATGGCAGCTTAATGCCTTTCGGCTTCTTCGCGCCCCACTTCGCCACTATCGCGGCCTCTACGGCTGCTTCGATTTTGGCCAGCGTCGCCTTATCCTTTTTAGGAATCAACAGGCAGGCTTTGTAAAACTTTTTGCCCTGGTCGTCTGTCTCGGGCTGCCATACTTTCAGGTAAGAAAGTCTTACTAAACCGGTTACTACTTTTGTCTCGCTCATCGCTTTAACGTTTTAGGATTTGAAATAAAATTGAATTTAATATTAAATATAATTTGACTAATTACCAAATTTATTTTGCTTTTTGTTTTTCAAAAGCTTTTTTAATCAGTACCGACGTCATCGGCTGCGCTGGGCAAATCTTTTGATAAAACGCGCTACCGATGCGGTTACTTCTCAGTTGCTGGAGTTCCGGCGTTTCGCTAGGCCCAACGTAACGGCTATATGGGCTAAAATAACCGTTAAGCATAATTCGCGCTTCGATATCCTTAAAAGCACGGATGGTCGCCTTTACGGCGCTTGTGGTTCTGTTCTTAGTTCTCATTTTCAAAATCGTTTTTGTGGTTCAAATCAAATACTGGCCGCGGATCGTCCGCCGTTACTAAAGTAGGTTTCCCCGCGGGCTTAACGATGTACGGACCGACCACCGCTTCAAAGTCTGCTTTGCCTAACATCTTGGTAAGATCGGTTAGGCCTTTCAGCTTTACGTTCGTGAAGCGTTCCGGTAGAAAGCCCGCGCCTTCCAGCGCTGCGGCGACGGCGTCCTCGTCGGTTATCTGGCGGACGCTTCGGCCTTCGACCAGCTTAAGCCCCTGCCACGCCTTACCGGCTAACGCTTCGGCCTTCACGTAGTCCGTCACTTTGCCCAGCCATTTAGTGAAAAGGTCGGCGCGTTCGTAAATGTCGACCAGATCCGCGTCGGAAAGCAGCGTCGGTTCCGTGAAGTCGTGCGCGGCTAGCTTTAGGTTTTCTTCGGCTAACGCGCGGCAGCGGCTTGCTACTTTGCAAAAATGGCAATGCGTCCCCGGTACGAAATCGCCTTTACCTTCGAAGGCCAGCGCGGCTTTTGGCTTGACGACTTCTTCCGCCCAGGTTAACAGTTCGTCGACGCTTAGCAGGAACTCCGACGGGCTGCTTACCCGCGGTTGGTGTATAGCTAAAACGACGTCTTGCAGGTCGTACAGTATCCCGTGTTTCTCCACGGCGCCAAGGCCGTAAAGCTTCAGCTGGGGGTTCTCCATAGCGCTAACGCGAACACCTCGCCCAAACTTTAGATCTATTACGTACAGGCGCGACGCGGCCAAGATTACCACGTCGTTCGTGCCGTATCCTTCAGGCACGTAAGCCGACAGGTCTACTTTGTCTTCGATGTGGATCTCGGCGAATGGATCCGCCGTTTTAGCATCTCGCCAAACATCCAGCACGTAACCGACGTAAGCCTCCACGGCTTCCAAGTTATCCGCGCTAAAATACTCGCTATTGATCAGATCGGCTTTCCGTTCGGCGTATTCGCTAAGCGTTAAGCGGTCTAGCGCGTAGCGCAGTTCGACCTCCGCTAGTTCGTGCGCCCATGTCCCCTCCTTCGCGTAGTCGCTGCCGTCGTCATTGCCCGCCTCGTCTTCCAGCCTAGCGCTAGGCGTACAAGTCAGCCAGCGGTAAGCGCCCGAAGCGGATAGCAGGGCGTGCGCCCTGCCTCCGTGGTTTATGTCCTTTGCGCTCATTAGTCTAAGCTTTGAAGAAAATTATAAAACGCCTCGTATTGATGCTCCGCCAAGTCGGGCGTTTTGGTGACGCCAAAATCCTCCTTTAGCTTAAACTTCATAATTTGCAGGTGCAAATCTTTTTTCTCAGCTACGGCACGGCGTACGTCGTCCAGCGTAATTTTGGAAGGCTTCGGCGCTGCTTCCGGTTCTTCTTCAGCGGCTTGGTTATCTACTTCCGCCGCTTCGCTTTCTGCCGCTTCGGCTGGCTCGCTTTCCGCGCTATTGTCCGCCTTCATTTCAGCAGCCGTTCGGCGTCTGCGCTTCGGCTTGTCTTCTTCCGTCGGTTCGGCGTTTGTTGTGCTTACCGTTGCGGGGTCCGGCTTGAAAGTTGATAGGGACACCGTTTCGGAATTGCTTCGTGTTTGAGTGCCATAAAGCACTACGGGCGCCTCGGTATGTGTTGGCATTTCGACCGTTTCGGCTCCCGCTAAAGTTAGGGCGAAATTGGCTAACGCTTGCATTTGCGTGCGGTTGTCTGCGCTAAGCGTAAGGCTTAGCTTTACTTTGTTCTCACTCATAGGAATATAAATTTAGGTTAGTTTATCTATTGCCGTTTCGACTAACGCAAGGAACGCGCGGACGGTCGTAGCCTCTTCGTCGATTACGTAGCTGCCAAGGTCTACCACGCCCAAAGACGTCGCGCTGGTTATTGTGAAAAAGCCAGCGCCGGGCGTGTAGCTTACTCGCAGTTCGCCTTTCGCCAAGGTTATACCGGACGCGTCGATTTTACCCGACCAGCTAAGCCCTAGCAGGTCGTCCGTGGTTCGCCCCGTCAGGATAGCCAAAACGCGCAGCTGGTCCGCGTCAAGCGTTCCGCCGCGTGCCAGTACGCGGTTAAGCGCGTTATACGGGTGCTTGTTACCCGGAAACAGGCGGGCCGCCACGTAGTCTATCCGCAGTCCGCTTTCGTCGATTATTTTCGATAGGTTCATATTTTTAACTTTGTTTAATGCAAAGCTAAAAAAGGTTTAATAAAAACCAAAAGATTTTTTAAAAAATAGTCGCTTTGCTTCTTAAGCGCTTGATTATTCGTTAGTTTTAGTTTCTCATAGTGGTTAACGGGTTAGGACTATTCTAAAAGCGGGCGCAAAGTGTCCGCTTTTTTCGATATGAATAAAATCTATCTACTCATCACCGGCGAAAAAATACGCGCGTTTTATTCGCTTCGGCGGCTCGGCAAAGAGGCCGGACTGGTCATTAAAAAAGAAGACCTGCCATTAACGGCAGGCCCTGTAAAAATAATAGCGGTCGACGTTGATACTATGCTTTAGCCTCTTTAGTTTCGGCGTAGACCATTTGGGCCAGCGCTGCCGCTTCGGCTAGGCTTATTTTCCCGTCGCTAAGCGCCGCGTTTAGTTCAGCGGAAAAGGCTAAATAGAAAGATCCGCGAAGGCTTGGCGCAAGCGTCCGCAGCCTTGCAATAATTACCGCCACGGCGTCCGCGTTTTTATCGTTCTCCTTCAGCGCTCCGAAAATTACGGCTAGCTTTTTCGATACTATTGGTAGGACTTTACGGAGCGCGGCCAGCGCCACGTCGTCCGCCTTGCCTGGGATCAGTTCTACGACCGTTCCGGCTGCGTCGCTTTCCACGATTGCTTTTAACCGCGCCGTTACTTCGACGGCTAGGCTAGCGTTTACGCGAAGCGCTTCGAACGCCTTACCGGTCGCCCTCTTAAGGAACGCGCCGATTTGCTTAATTAAGTTTCTCATAAATTTTATCATTTGGTTTATTTCTTATTGCCCCAGCGGATCCGCTTTCCGCGCGTGTCGTAATGCACCCAAGACGCGTAAAGGCCTAGCCCGCCTTCCCGCATTTTACCAGCCTTAATGAGTTCTTCGATAGCCGCGTAAATGTCCGCAGGCGTTACGCCCGGCACGGCGATATCCGCCGCCTGCCCTGTCACGTGGAAACTCTTAAGCGCTCCGCCTATCTTCAGATTATGTTCGGCGCTTCGGTAGCCCGACTTAATATCGATAGGCTTGTCTAAGTGGTCGCGAAGGACTTGCAGCTGGTCCGCTAAAATTTGCAGGTTAGCCGTTACGCTTTCTGGGAAAGCGGCGCCGTCCTTGGATGCGAACTCTGACAGATCGAAATTAATGGATAGTCTCATGTCTCGTTATTTTGTTCTTTGTCGTTCAGGCCTTCGCCGCTATTGAGTTTTTTTATTGCGTTGCTCACGCCTTGGTATATGATCGCCCGCAGCGCGTTGATTAGCATTTCAACAAGGTCCTTATTCACGTAATTTTTACGGCGCTTGATGCTTAACAGGTTCGTGTAGCAGCTTACCGCGTCGTTTCCGATTAGCGTCCACATAGTGGTAAGAACAAAAATATTAAGATCGTAGCCCGCCAGCGCACCGGTAAGCGCAAGGCTGAGCGGGATAAACAGAATCGCGATTTTCGTACCTACGCCCGCCCAGAATTTAGATTTCGATACTTCGGACCAGCCGAAAACGACTATCGTTTTCCATACGCCTAAAAGCGTATCGGAGACCATAAAAAACCAAAGCAGGGTTATCAACCCATAACTGACGCCCAAAAACGTCATCGAAGAAATTAAGGCCAGCTTAGCGGCTAAATAGCTTTGTTCGCTAGCGGCCAGCGCCGCGTCGCTTGGGTTGGTTTCAAGCATTAGAAAAAGAGTAACTCGTTGGTTATTCGAAAACTAAATAAAAAGTAACTTTCGAACAAAGTAATTACCCAAAAAACTGCATAAAAAAAACGGCCTGCCGAAGCAGGTCGTTTCTAGTTAGTGGCTTTAAGCTTTGGCGTCTGGCGCAGGCTCCGGCGCGTCGGATACTTCGGTCAGCTTGCTGCCCATGAAGGTCATAAGCTGCTGAACAGCTTGCGTTACAGCCATGTTTTCCGAAACGGTTTTCGGAAAACAAGGCAGCGCGTTAACCATACCTTCGAACGTCTTAATGTCTTCTTCTTGTAGCGTGATTTGTCGCATAGGGTTTTTTGGTTTCAGTCCACCAAGATAATAACATTTATCTGACTAGCAATAAAGGCGTACGCATAGGCGTTACTCCCGTCCCAGCCTAGATAATCTTCGCCGGTCATCGTTACGTTTCCCTGGGTGATGGCTTGCCCCGGCTGGCTTTCCGTGTCCGCCTCTTTGAGTAGCCAATAAAACGTGCATGACGTCGCCAAGTCGTCGTTAACTATTACCGCGTCCAAAACTTCGGCCGTCTTTGTTTGGCCATTAGACCAGATTTGTAAAGGTTGAATTTGTACCATTGTTGATTTATGTTAAGATTCCAATATTGATTAAGGCTTGAGCGATTTGTTGAAGAGTGTACCCACCAAATGTATTTCCCGATGTGATAGTTGATCCTCCACTTCCTGCTAACGTTGCTGCTGCAATACCTGTAGTAGGCTGAGCGATTGGTGTTTTATTCCAAAATGAAAGTAGTTGGTTTGTCGCAGTTCCGATTCGTGTTCCTGTTACTGTTGGTAATATTAGATTAGAAGTCACCGTCAACGCCCCCTGCACCCTAGCAGTGCCATTCACATCAAGTCGGAAGCCTGCGTCTGTGGTGGTTCCGATTAGCACGTTGCCACTATTCCGATCTATACTTATTCTGTTAATAGAATTAGTTCTAAGAAAAAGAGCACCCCTAATAGAATCAATTGCCGTATTTGCACTATCGTGAATTATTCTAAATTGAACAGGATTACCCGCAGCGGATGAATTTTGACTAGAAAATAAAATTGCATTGTTAGTCCCCCTATTAATGTTTCCTAATTCTGATATCGTTAACAATTGCTTATTAACAGTATCCCAAGTCAGCCCCGCATCCCCACTTTGCGCACTCGCACCACTCCAAACCGCTACCTGACCAGCCGTACCTGTGCCCGACACCCTCGCATTGATCTGCCCTTGTGTCTTATTGAAAGCCTGAAGTATCGAATCGGTCGCAGCGATGGCAGTATTCGCACCGACTGAGAAGCCTGTCAGTAAAGTACTTGTCCCGACTTGCGCAGCGGCGGCAGCGCTAGCTGCTGCATTGTTAGCGCTAATCAGAGCGTTACCTGCCTGTGTGGTTGCTATATTTGCCTGAGCGGTCGCCGTGCTGGCACTAGCCGCTGCGGCGTTCTCGGAACCCAAAGCGGCGGACGCGCTAGCGGCTGCGGCGTTCTGTGAACCCAAAGCGGCGGACGCGCTAACCGCGGCAGCGTTAGCCGACGCCAAGGCGTTACTGGCTTGCGTTGTCGCGATGCCCGCCTGCGCGGTCGCCGTGCTGGCGCTTGTGGCTGCGTTGTCTTCGGCTAGTTCGGCGGCTTGCTCGGAAGCTAAAGCGGCCGAAGCGCTGGTCGCTGCGTTAAACTCCGAAACGTCGGCGGCCAGCGCTGCGGCTTCCGCCTGTAAGGCGAAGGCTCTCGCGGCTTCTTCAGGCGAAACGGTTACTTGGACGTTTACGACTTGGTTGTTAACCGTTACGTTTGTTTCGTTTATTTCCGTGTCTACGGTTACGGTAACTTGGCTCATTTCGTCACAATTTTTTGAATGTTAATAGATCCTTCGACCAAGTGCTTAACGCCTTCCGCCGAAGTAAATTTTATGTCGTAAAACCATTCGGTCTGGGCCGTCGCTACGAATTGCGTCGTAAAGGTAAACGTCAGCACGTTGAACGACGCGCCCGATATCGCCAAGCCGCTGCCCAGCGCAAAGGAAAAAAACGGCCTTTCGTTTACGTCCTTCTGGCTCTTTACGTCTAGCCTGATGGCGGTATATTGCCGCAGGTCTAGCGGTACGCTTACGTTTGATAAGTTCAGCGTCGTAAATACTAAAGTTAGCGTTTTATTGTCGCCTTGGATTAAGTTGATATCCAAAACGCCTATTTGGTCTTTTGTTATAGTTGCCATTTTTTAAATTTATAAAGGCGTTAAGGTAAAGTTATTCTTAAGAATCCGTGGTTTATTTTTAAATAGTTGTTCGCGTTTGATTGCCCGAAAACTAAACTCATTGAAACGTCCGTACCAGAAATACCCGTTTGCAAAGAAAGGTTTGTTCGGTCCCTATCGTAAGCGGGCGAAGCGTCCCTGCGGGCTTTTTGGTTTATTTGCATTGAAAAATTATTAGCTGAATTAATTATAAAGCTAGCGCGCGACGTGTGAACTGTTACGCCTGTATTGGTCGATAAAGCCAGCGTAGATATAGGGGTGCTTAATAGGAAGTTTCCAAAACGTAAAGCAATGTTTAGATCCATGTCGCCGCTAATATTCGCAACCGTGCAATTAACTTCCATGCCAAATTCGAATTCTAACAACGTACCGACGGGTAAAAGATTAAGCGAAGCGAAGCCTGGTATTATTGCCGAATAGCTATAAGCGTAAGTTCCCGCAGTTGTAACCGACGGCGTAGTGCCTATAATAGCCGTATTCGGATTAACAAATATTTTCTGGTTTAAAGGCACTCCGCCGTCCCGCAAACGGTCATTAGAATCTAAAACCATCATTCGAACGGCGCCCGCTGCGGCGGGTACTGCTGGAAAGCGTACGCCACCCGTCCCGTGTGGCTGGATCCGGATATTCATATTGTTTACCGCCGTTGCTAGCGCGACCTCGTTAGCCGGTGTACTCATTGAAATACTGGCCGCGTCTTCGTTTGCCGCGTTCCGGAAGTTAAGCGTTGACGTGTTGTCGGAAGTAGCTATTCGAAAGACTGGATTCGATCCGGACAAAGCCAGCAGCTGGTTGATAAATACCTTCGCGCCGGTTATGTTCTGAGCGGTTGCCACGGTTACGAAATCGCCTTGCGTTTCAATCTGTGGACGTACGAATAGAACGCCCTGATTAATCGACTTGTTAATAACTGCAGCAACGCTTATCACGTTATTCGGCGGCGTCGGTACGGCGGTCTGGTAGCCTCCCGCTACGGTTGTCGATGCGTAAAGTATATCCCCTTCGTTAAACGCGTTTGTGTTGATTCCCCGAAGGCGGCCAAACCAAAGGACCTTCCCGTCTTCGCCGTTTGCGATTGCCTCGGCAGTAACGCCCATAAAGCGCGTCGAAGGCAGCGACCCATCCGCCAGATAAGGCGCGATAAGCAGACGGCCCGAAGCGCCCACCGTACCGTTAAAACGGACGGCCGTTCCTTTCGGAATGTTAGCGCCTGTTTGGTTTTTTACCGGGTAGAATAAGTCTTCGCCGACTTTCATCGTATAGCCGTTCAGGACTACGTCCAGCGTTTCGTTATCCACGTCCCAGCTTACCGTCCCCTGATCAGTCGGCGTGCCTGTCGGCGTCGTATCGAAGCGGACAAAGCCCGCGCGGAGGCCGAACTCGCCAAGGTCTACGGAAGCCGTCGCGCCGGCATACGGCACGAAAGTATTCGGCAGGTTCCCCCAGGTATCGGTTAGCGCATCATAAACCAACAGATCGCCGTCCTGCGGATCTACGATAACGATCCCGTTAAGGTCGTCAAAGGATATGCCGCTACCAAAAAGCGAAGCTGGGATAAGAAAGGCTGCCCCTGATCGGATTACCAGAATCTGGTCGCCTACCGCCGTGGTTCCGTTCGCCTGAACGCCTGCCAGCAAGTTACCGCGGCTCTGAGCGTCGTAAAGTTCGTCGATTATGTTCTGGACGAAAGCGCGATGCGTCGCGGCGTTAATAGGCTGGTTACTCGCTAGCAGCGAATTTTTCAGGGCTTCTAATTGCGCTTTGGTAAATGCCATTTTTTAAAGAAGGTCTTTGTAAGAAGTACCACTGTACGGATCTCGAAGCGTTACGCGTTTCGGCGCTCGGATTGTAGCGCTAGGCTTTAAGCGCTGCTTATCTTTTGAGTAGTTAACGCCGTCGAAGGTGAACGTTTTGGAAAGCATTTTGCCCATTGCGACGTTAGCATCCGCGTCGACTTGTCGAAGGATTACGGCACGTTCCGCGGCTTCGGCTTGGTTAAACGTGCCTTGCGGATCGTTCGTTTTCGTTAGGCCGAACTGCGTAACGTTCATGCCGTGCGCAGCGATAAAACGCTTGTAAGCGGTCAGGACCAGAAATCGGCTTACCTCCTTCACCAAAAAGGCTTGGAGTTGTGGCCTGCTTGCGGTCGGGTTCTCTGCATAGCTTACCAGATCGCCGTAAAGGTCAGCGCCTAGGCGCGGCTCCAGATCGTATTCCTGTGCAGCGTACACATACGGCGCCAGCTGGTCTTCGGCTATGTTTGGGCTGAACTTGACCAAGTTCGCCGCTAAGAAATCCGCTTTGCTTATAAGTATCGTCGCCATCGTTATAGTTCTTCGTCTTTAGTAACCAGCCACGCCCCGACCTGCTCTTCCGTCATTGCGAAGCCGCTGATTAGCAGCTGCGCGGCTTGGTCGTACGTCAGTTCTTCTTTATTGAATTTCCTAACTACTCTTTGAATCCCCTGCAACTGGCGGCCTGTTAAATTGGCTAGCGCGTCGTTTCGCTCGGAGCCTTGTATGGGTGCGCCCGGCAGCGTTACCGGCTGGCTGGCTTCCAGATTAATCTCGAATAGTTCTTTCTGTTCTTCGGGCGTCAGGTTTGCGATTACCGCGTCAGGGATCAAGTCGAACGGCTTAAGCGTCGAAAGGGTAAAATCCGGATTGAGCGGTAAGCCTTCTAGCTTAAGCTTATCTTTGATCAGATCAAAGCCTTGCTTAATCAAATCCTGCTTTTTGTAGACCGTCAGCGCGAAAAGTGCCATCTGATTTTTAACCTCTTGCACGTTGCCCAGCTGCCCTTCTTTGGCGATGCCTATCAACACGTCCGGCACTTCGAAGATACGCGCGACGCGCTTTGCTATTCGGTCACTGGCGCGGTCGGTTTGATCTAAAATCTCCGCGACGTTGATCGTCGTAACGGTCGGTTTAAATTCCTCCGTCGATCCTTTCAAATGTAGCATCGGGCTGGCGTCTTCGCCTGTGAACGCTTGGAGTTGTTCGTCGAAATAGTCCTGCGCGGTCTTGCCATCTTCGTCTTGGTTCTGGTCGTCGATTGGTCCGGTCGAAATAATTACCGGCGTGCGGAAGCCCTGCGTAATGTTGCGAAGGTCTAGCTGGCTTATCTTACCGTCGCTTATTACGTCTTCAATACTTGAGTAATAACGCGGAACGGGGTAAACGTCGTAATAACGGCCAAGTCCTTTACGGAAAACATAAAGGACTTCACCCAATTGCTTACCGTATTTCAGCACCTGTTCGGCTATAAGCTTGCGGCGTTCTTCGGGCGTGCGCTCTGGATCGTACTCCGGATAAAAAACCGTTTCGGTTTCTTGCTTACCAAATTCGCCGAAAAGCGGATTAAATTTAAAGCCGTCGCGCTCGCGGCGCAGGCCTTTAATCGGCAGACTGTAAAGCTTGGCGATATCGCCGGCAGCGTTGAAGATCAAGCGCCAAGCGTACCCGTCGAAATACGAAACGCTCGCCGCGGTGTCGTCGACTAAGCCCGCCAGCGTTTGCATCTTGTTTGCCTTCGCGTCGTCTAGGCCTTCCATTACGAATCCATCCGCTTTGATGAATTGCTCTAAGCGCCCGACGCAAGCCGTAGCCGTTCCGCTATTGTCGACGGCTTGGATTATCGCGTTCGGCAGGTTATCGAGTTCGCCGTAAAAATAATACTGGTTCGCCTGGTTCTTTATAATAACGGCTACGGCATTCTGGGCCGCGCGCGCTATCTTCGATTTTAACGAGTTCATCGCGCTGGAAAGGCCGCTAAGCGCTCCGGCGGAAGGCCGTAAGGTCTTAACGTCCGCCGCTAGGTTAACGACGCGCTCCGCTCGCTGGCTTTGTCTTCGGTCAGTCATTGGTCGGCTCGTCGGTCAGCGTTTCGGCTTGCGGCGCTTTGGTTTTTGATGCTTTGGTTTTTGGCGCTTCGGCTTGCGGTTCTTCGGCTTTTTCAAGCATGAAATCAAACCAAGGCGCGGCGGCTAGCTTTTCCTGCGCGTGCGCGGATCCGATTGAATGCCGGTCTATAAGCGTGCCGTCCGACAAAGCTATGGAGTGGTTTTCGAAGTCTTTTTTGAATTTTAGCATAGTCGTAAAATTTGGAAGGTAATATAATTGAAAAGGCCTTAACGCGAAAACGTTAAGGCCTTATTTTTTAAGCTGGCAAACTTACGGCGTCGGCCAGATAGTAAGCGCGTCAAGGATTGCAATATTAGCCGCCAAGGTTAGCGCTACCGGCGGGCTGCCCGCTGGAGGTCCTTGGAAGTAAAGCTGCAAGTTCTCATGGTTACCGTTAAGGCCTAGCGTGTAGATGTTGGAATCTACAATCGCCGTACCGGATCCGCCGTCAATAGCTGACGCCTTCAGGCCGAAGTTTGCAAAGTTCGTTCCTTTGTTCATGCCCCACACTTCCAATTCTCCGGAGTTGGTTTCCACCACCACGAACACGCCTTCCACGTCCAGCAAAGCGTCCAGCGCTTCAAGTTCTGCGGCGGTGTTGTAATACGCAACCAAGTTAATACCGTGGTTTCGCAAATTGAAGTTTTCGCCGACTTCCAAAGCCATAACGGAGTTATGCTTTTCGCGTTTGCCGATGAACTTAACAAAGCCCTTCGTCGAAGCGAAAGTAAAGCCCGTTACCAGGTTACCGGTTCCGAAAGTCACCGCGGTAAGGTCAGACAGTAAGCCGACATATACGCGTCTATTCAAGCCGCCCGCTTTACGGGTAGCGTCACAATTTGGGTTAATACCCCTAGTTAATTCTGTGCAAGACATATCTTAGTTTTTTAGAAAGTTAAGAAAAAGGCGGGCTGCTAGGCCCGCCGATTGCCTGCCTCTTACTGAGGTCTGTAAAGAAATACCTCGTTCGAATACTTGTAAGTAATGTCGGACTTCATTCGGTTTTTAACCCTGTAAACGTCGTCACCGGTTACGTCACCAAGGTAAAGCACGCGGGCGTATACCTCGTCACTCAATAGGTCGAAGCCTAAGAACACGTTGCCCGGGTTGAATACGCAAAGCTGGTTATCGTTCCAAACTGGCATCGCTACTAGGTCGATATCCAAGTAAGGAATCAAAGCATCCTGCGCGAAGTAGCTTTCACGCGTGAAGCCTCCACCGCTGCCGGAGATCAAACCGTTTGCCACTCTGTAGGCGTCGGCCACTCGGTCGGAAACGTGGATCTTCGTACGTCCGTTACCGGTCGAAGAAATTTGCTTCTTCACGCGCTGCGGGATCGACATATAGATGGAAGTCAAGACGGCCATCACGTTATTCTGATTGATGAAGAACGCTGTACCTGTGGATGCTGGAGTCGCACCTGTCACGGCTTCCTGAATAGTCAGGACGTTGCCCGCCACGGTCAAAACGGTTACCGTCTGGCCTGCGATTGTCACGCCGCCGATAGTCTGGTTTCCGTTGGTTCCGATCAAGGTAACGCGGTCGCCCGGAATGATGTTCGCGGCACTCGCTACGGTTACGGTCGCGGCGTTTGCAGCGCCTGACGCTACGGCAGTAATTGCGGTTGCTGCAGAAGGAGGCAGCGCGAATTTAGGCGCGTTTGCGTCTGCGATAATTTGCGGAAGCAAACCGGTATAAGCCGCGGAGAAAGTCGCCGAAGCCACGCCGGTACTTGCTACGCCAGCCTTTCCAAGGATGTAAAGCGCCTCGTTTGCAAGTGCCATTCTTGGAACGTAGATCCTTTCCAATAGGAAATTATACAGTTCCGGAGTCAGTTTGTAGTCTTCGAAATCGCCTACGCGCTGCTGCTCTGATTCCCAAGTCGTGCGCAAAAGTTCTGCGTCGATCTGGTCCATCACTTCGTAAGCCTTCATTTCCAGCACTCTTTCGGAAAGGTCAATGTTGCCCGACTGAGCGGTAAACATTGCGGAAGGCTGCTGAAATTCGATAGCGCGCGAAACGCCTCTAAGGACTTCTTTGTTTTTTACGGTTTCGACCGGAGTCACCAAGCCGCGGTTAACTAGACCGGCAGGCGCAAGGATCGCCGGGGTTAGGTATTCCGCGTAAAGTTTACCGTTGTAGGTATTCCCGTTGGGAAAGTTAATAATAGCCATTTTCTTTGCTTGTTAAAGGTTTTGATTTTTTGATTAGATACCTGCTTTGTTCATGGCTTTCAGCCTGATTTTCTCGCTCGGCGAAAGCTTGGCGAAGTCGGCAGCGGAAAGCGCGGCAGGTGCTTTTTTCTTGTCGTCGGGATCGCCCGCGATTTGGTTCTTAAGACTGATAAACTCGGTTTTCAGTCCTTCCAAAGCGGTCGCCTTCTGGGCGTCGCTCGCCTTCAGCGCTTTGATTTGGTTTTGTAGATCCAAAATTTCAGCCTCTTTGGCTTGCAGCGCTTGTTCCTTTTCCTCCATTTTGGCGGTCAGGTCTTCGACGTCGATAGCTGATTTCACTTCAGTAATTACGCCGTTAGCGTCCAGCACCACGGTCGTGCCGTCTTCCAGTACGTGTTCGCCTTCAGGCGCTAGCTGCTCGGTCGGTAGACCTTCTTCGGCTAGGTAAACGGTTTTACCTACCAGTTCACCGTCTTCGGCTCCGGCGATAAAAATCGCTACACCGTCCTTCGTTACGGCAGCCATGTTTTTGAGGCTGGAGTTAAAAAGGTTTTTTAGGCCTTTCAGCATTTTCTCGAAGGCGTTGAATTTTTCTTCGTGTTGCATTTGGTTTTCAATTAAAATTAATTTATCGGTTTGTTCTTTTTGGATTAGGTCGATCTGGTTCCGGCTAAAGGTTACGACCTTGTTGCGAAGCGTTACGGCTTTGAAATCTTCCGCTAATTCGGTCGCTAGGCCAAGTG